TTACCCCTGAGGCAGAGATCCTCAATGCTCGTCTTGCAATGATTGGATTCGTTGCAGCTGTTGGTGCTTATCTCACCACTGGACAAATCATTCCTGGTGTGTGGTGACAGAACATAAACATCACGATATGTTGGGGCAACTTTCTATTGCCCTACAAAATTTGGTAGAATCTGGTGACTGGGACGCTGACGATCAATTAAAAGTTTGTATCGCTGGTACTCTTCCCAAAGATAAGTTTATTGTAATTCAAAACACTAGTAAAAGAAATTAAAATTATGCCTCAACTTGCACCCGAAGAAAAATCCACAGTCCCCTCAGTGGACTTTATGTTTCGTGAAGACGGCGAGTTTGTGACTCGTTCAAGTGAAGAACTCTTCAACGGAAAGAAAGTAGTTCTGTTTGCACTTCCTGGTGCTTTCACTCCTACTTGTAGTTCTTATCAACTTCCTGGTTATGAAGAGAAGTACTATGAATTTAAAGAAGCAGGTATTGATGAAATCTATTGTCTGTCTGTCAACGATGCTTTTGTTATGAATGCATGGGCTAAAGATCAAATGATCTCAAATGTTAAACTGATTCCTGATGGTAACGGTGAGTTCACTGATGCTATGGGTATGCTTGTGAAAAAGTTTAATCTTGGTTTTGCAATGCGTTCCTGGCGTTATGCAGCCGTCATCAATGACGGTGTGATTGAACAGATCTTTATGGAAGATGGTAAAGAAGATAATGCTTCGGAAGATCCTTATGAGTGGTCAACTCCAGAAAAACTTTTGGAATATGTGAAGTCTTCCACTCCTGCAGTGGTTGTCTGATCTCCCCCCCCCCGAAAGGGGGATTTTTTTTTTGGCTCTTGACTACTATTGGAAACCGTAGTATGATAAATAGGTAAACAAATGTTACGAATTCCTCATAATTCTTAACATTGATCACACCCCGCAAACCGAGACCTATAGGGTGTATAAACTACGTCTCTCATACCCCGCCTGAGGGTGGCGGGGGAATAGTATAACCACCATTTCCCTGATGGTCTTACTACTCTTTTAAACAAATGACTGCTTCAATCGCTTCACGTCAACAATCGAATACTTGGGAACAGTTCTGCAACTGGGTTACTTCAACGAACAACCGTCTTTATGTTGGTTGGTTCGGAGTTTTGATGATTCCTTGCCTACTTGCTGCTACAACCTGTTTCATCATCGCATTCATCGGTGCTCCCCCTGTGGACATTGATGGTATTCGTGAACCCGTTGCTGGTTCACTCATGTACGGAAACAACATCATCTCTGGTGCTGTCGTTCCTTCGTCCAACGCTATTGGACTGCACTTTTACCCCATCTGGGAAGCTGCTTCCCTAGATGAGTGGCTTTACAACGGTGGTCCTTTCCAACTTGTTGTCTTCCACTTTCTGATTGGTATCTATGCTTATATGGGCCGTGAATGGGAACTTTCTTACCGACTTGGTATGCGTCCTTGGATTTGTGTTGCTTACAGCGCACCCGTTGCTGCTGCTTCTGCAGTGTTCCTGGTCTATCCCTTTGGTCAAGGATCCTTCTCTGACGCAATGCCTCTTGGGATTTCGGGAACTTTCAACTACATGCTTGTTTTCCAGGCAGAACACAACATTCTTATGCATCCTTTCCACATGTTGGGAGTTGCTGGTGTCTTCGGTGGTTCTCTTTTCTCTGCTATGCACGGATCTCTTGTCACCTCTTCTCTCGTCCGTGAGACGACAGAGAATGAGTCCCAGAACTATGGATACAAGTTCGGACAAGAAGAAGAGACATACAACATCGTTGCCGCTCACGGATACTTCGGACGATTGATCTTCCAATACGCATCTTTCAACAACTCTCGTTCACTTCACTTCTTCCTCGCCGCTTGGCCTGTTGTAGGTATCTGGTTCACCGCTCTTGGTGTTTCCACGATGGCCTTTAACCTCAACGGCTTCAACTTCAACCAGTCCATCATTGATGGTCAGGGTCGTGTGTTGAATACCTGGGCTGATGTTCTGAACCGTGCTGGACTTGGCCTAGAGGTGATGCACGAGCGCAATGCTCACAACTTCCCTCTTGATCTTGCCGCTGCTGAGAACACTCCTGTTGCTCTCATTGCACCAACAATCGGTTGATCTAAACCAAAAGTTCATTGGGGGGATCTTCGGATCCCCTTTTTATTTCGGAGGATATAAATGGTTTCATCTACACTTTCACAACCTATTTCACAGAGAGGATGGTTTGATGTCTTGGATGACTGGCTTAAACGAGATCGCTTTGTCTTTGTGGGTTGGTCTGGATTACTTCTTTTTCCCACTGCTTATCTTGCGCTTGGTGGTTGGCTTACTGGCACAACGTTTGCTACGAGCTGGTACACCCACGGGATTGCGTCTTCTTACCTTGAGGGTTGCAATTTTCTTACAGCAGCAGTGTCAACTCCTGCTGACGCTATGGGTCATTCTCTTCTTCTACTTTGGGGTCCTGAGTCTCAAGGGGATTTCGTCCGCTGGGTCCAACTTGGGGGACTCTGGCCTTTTGTGGCGCTCCACGGAGCCTTCGCTCTTATAGGTTTCATGTTGCGTCAGTTTGAGATTGCTCGTCTGGTGGGTATTCGTCCTTATAATGCAATTGCATTCTCTGGTCCTATTGCAGTATTTGTTTCTGTGTTTTTGATGTACCCACTGGGCCAGTCCAGTTGGTTCTTTGCACCTTCATTTGGTGTTGCTGCTATCTTCAGGTTCCTTCTGTTTCTTCAGGGTTTCCACAACTGGACACTCAATCCCTTCCATATGATGGGAGTTGCTGGTATACTAGGAGGAGCACTACTCTGTGCTATTCACGGAGCAACTGTAGAGAATACACTGTATGAAGATGGCGAAAAAGCAAACACTTTCAAAGCGTTTGAACCAACTCAAGAAGAAGAGACCTATTCGATGGTTACTGCCAACAGATATTGGTCTCAGATCTTTGGTATTGCCTTTAGCAATAAGCGTTGGCTTCATTTCTTTATGTTATTTGTCCCTGTCATGGGTCTTTGGATCTCTTCTATTGGCATTATTGGTCTTGCTCTTAATCTAAGAGCATATGACTTTGTGAGTCAGGAGATTCGTGCCGCTGAAGATCCTGAGTTTGAAACCTTCTATACAAAGAATGTGCTTCTTAACGAAGGCTTACGCGCCTGGATGGCTCCAGTAGATCAACCTCATGAGAACTTTGTGTTCCCAGAAGAGGTCTTGCCTAGAGGTAATGCTCTGTAATATACTAGGAGGGGGAAACCCTCCTTTTTTAATGATTAATTCAGAAACACCTTACAAACTATCAGAAATTATTAGAGACACTTGGCCACAACTTTATATACCGATGAAGAAAATGCAAGTAACTGAACATAATATTACTAACTGGAACCTGAATGAAGAAGAACTGAATGAATTGATTGTTATTACAAGAGAAAAAGTTAAAGAATCTAAAGGAAGTACTAAAGAATTGGTGTACGGTTTAATACTTGGAAAACTTATCATCATGAAGAATGACAGAAATTGAATCATTTAAACAAACATCTGATGAACCTTATATTCGTCATGATTATAAAGTAATTTTTGCCAATGGAAAATCTGTCACCTTTGATAACTATGAAGATGTTCAAAGAACTTGGTTTCAAACTCCAAATCAACTTCTAGGACATGTTGAAGTGTTAGATCACAAAGAACCAAAACCAAAAAGCAAAGGATTTTAAAATGAAAAAATACAATGAAGAATACTTTTCAGTTCTGAATAAAAAAACTGGGAAGAAACTTTTAGATTGTGGTGATGAACAAGATGCTCTTGCAATGGTTGCTTTGGATCCACAGAACAGAACTTATACTCGCAATAAGTTTCTGATGGGTGAAGTTATTGATGTAGAAATTCCAAAGGCACTTCCGACTAATGAAATCGTCGTGAATATGGATGGTGGAGTTGGTGGTTCTTGGGAAGTTCGTGAACCCGATAAACTCCCTCAGATCAAACTGTCAGAGGGTCAGGGAGAACCTGTGAGGATATGAGTAAGTTTAAGTACCCTAACGATCCACTAGATGCTAAGTGTCCTTATTGTGGAGAGTCTGGTAAACCCTGTTCCAATGTAGATAGTATGGCAAGGGCATATGCTCGTGATGCCTGTAAAAAGAAAAATCAAAATTAGCTTTTGGCTTGATTTTGGGGGTAAAAATTTTCCCGGTAAAAACTCCTCGCACGATAATTTATAAATATTTGGTCGCGGAATTATTATGCCAAGAAATGCATTGACTAAACAAGAAATGCAAATTAGAGTTTTAAAATTAAAAAATGATTTGTACAATGAAAATTGTGATCATTATTCAAAACAAGTTGCCGAAAGGTACTTGAATGAAGTACTATTCATAATAGATCAGTATTCTAGATGATTTATGACCTTGCCACAACAAGAACATAACTCTCTTCTAGCTACGAGAGAGTTTTTAAAACTTCTTTTAGATGAAGTAAAATATCCAGATCTTTCTGAAAAAATTAGGTTGTCTGCAAAATCTCTTCTTGAACATTATCCAGAACGTTCAAAAATAGATCAATTATATTCGGGAAATACTTTTTCTAAATATGTTTCTTCTGATGAATATGATATCACAGAAGAAGAACGGGAAAACAACAATAAAATTTTGAATAATAATCAAACTTGGGACACTCCTGGATTTAAATGGAAAACAGAAGTAGAGTTTGTTCCTATAGAGTCTTAAGACTCTTTATGGGGAATTAGTTAAACGGTATAACGGGTGCTTTGCAAGCACTTATTAGGAGTTCGATTCTCCTATTCTCCACTCTTGACAAAGTGGCTAAATGTCTTATAATTACTAAGTGTTTAGTGATTTACTATGAAAGTTCCAAATGCCTCTGAGTTAATGCACCTTCGTCTTCAAGCTTGGTTGAGAGAACATAGTTGTGATGACATTGAATATCTCGGTGTACGAGAAGGTGAACATTACTACCGAATTACAGAACACGAAGTACCCCTATCATCTATAGAAGATTTGGAGCAAGTATCATGACAGAACCGTACATTATATACGATGCTGAATCAAAAAAAGATAAATGGAATCGTGGTTTAGATTTGTTTATTGAGAGTGTACATAAACCTGACCATGAATTACGACAAGCCGCACATGATCAGAGATGTTTTCATGAACTTATGGATGTAAGAGAAGTAATTTTAGAACATTTAAATTCTCTTCGTTGGCATTGAAATGAGTTACCAATATTTTTTACTTTTTGTATTTGCAGTTTTTGCATACTTCATCATTACAGATGATAGTGTTGCAAAAGCTTTTTATTATGTAACTCAACTGATAAAAAATCAATACGAAATTAAAAAATGGTGGTTCTTGAATAATCCAAAAAATCCTATTGTAAAGTATTTGATGTGGAGGAGATCTATGAAGATGGCTAAAGAATTTATGAAGGAGTTTAAAAACAAATGAAAGACCTCCGCAAACCTAAATTTTCTTATGCAGAAATTCGTGAAGGGCATTATGTAAAGTTCATTGGATGTACTAGAGAACAAGTTAATTGGGGAAATAATACTGATCCAGAAAATCTTCTTGTTCCTGGCGGAGTTTACTATGTACAACAAATGATTGTTAAGTCATCTCATACTAAATTAATTCTTCGTGGGGTAGAAGGTAAATTCAATAGTGTTTGTTTTGAATCATTGGGTAATGGCTCTTTCTGAAAAGGCAAAAATTTATCACAATGTATGGTGTTGTGCCTATCACCGTAGATTTAAAGCAAAACTCAAAGGTGATTGGGATCTTTACTGGAGAGAACATGAGACTCTACTTATGTGTCTTAAAATGAAAGATGCCAAGTGGATTAAATTTGACAGTGATAAAACATACCCTACAATATAAACAAATGAACAATAATTACGATAGAGACATTACTATGAGATGTAAAGTACAACTCTATGTCGCTGGTAAAGTTTTCTACGAAGAAATGGAAGCCAAAGACTATAAAGAAGCAAGAGAAGTTGCTCTTGCTCGGAATCCAAATGCAAAAGTGGTAGGAGTTACTGCAGTATTCCAATGAAAAACGAAATGACTTATGATGCGGTCTTTGTATCGGATGTACATTTAGGTACAACAAGATGCAATATAAAAAAATTCTACAAGTTTTTGAAAAAAATTAAAACTAAGAAACTTGTTTTTGTAGGAGATATTATTGATATCTACTGCATGGAAAAGTACAATACTCACTGGAAAAAAGAACACACCGAAGCGATTCACCAGATTCTTAAGATCGCTAAAAAAGGTACAGAAGTTATTTACATTCCTGGAAATCACGAAGGAATGTTGAGGAGGTATTGTCCTTTTAAACATGAAAACCTTACTATGTGTGAAGAGTATGTCTATAAAACTAAAAAAGGTGATAAGTATCTTTGCACACATGGAGATCAACACTCCCAATTTTCTTCTGGTTCATGGAAACAACTAATCTTTAATAAAGGATATGAACTAATTACTCCAATGAGTTTGTTCATGGAAAAAATCTTTCGTTTTTCTTTGGTATATCTTCTTAAAAATACAATCAGAGGTAAAAAATATATCAGTCAATACGAGACAGATCTGGCAAATTATTGTCGTAAGAGAGGTGGATATAAAGGAATTATTGTTGGACATATTCATCATGCAAATGTTCGTAAGTTTGATGATATTGAGTATATGTGCTGTGGAGATTTTGTAGACACCTGTTCTGCAATTGTTGAAAGGAACGGTGAATTTAAACTTATTACTTATTGAAACTAACATCATGAAAAAGAAACACCTGCATCAAATTAAATCAAGTTGGTATTATGTTTTTTGGGGTGCTATGGCAGTTGCTGTAGTTGGTGGACAAATTTATGTTGGACTTGGTTATCGTGAGATGGCAGAAGCAACTAAATCCACTGCTATTTCAGTCACTTGTGTTGATGGGGATCAATTGGAGCCTGTAGATAAAAGGAACAAACCTGGAGAGTTTGAGTGATGTTCAAACTATTATGTGAAGACCATCATTATGGATGGGTAGTGAATAGTCACTATGACTGGGTGAATATGCTCACTAAGATGGAAAAAAATAAACCACAACGATTTGAGGACTTTCAATATTCAAGAGAAACTATCTATCACTACTTAGATAGAATACAACAAGAACAAAATCTTTACGACTAGTAAACTGAGATACTTGACTAACCGTTCGATCCCGTGTATACTCAAAGACGAGAACAACCCACTTGATCATGGTCATTTCCACATCAGAAAAGTTTCCTTATTCTGGATTTCCTTTTCGTCTTGAATTGAAAGAAGACAAAGAAAAAAAAGTTCATTGGTTTGAATGTCAAGAACATGTTGATAGGTTCTTGAAAAGACATCAATTGAAAAAGAAAGATTACACTTTGATTATTAAATCTGATGACTGAATTTGAATGGATTGATGATTGTTTCCGAGTAGAAAAAAAGAAGTGGGGAACTTGGACTTCCTATGATAAGGAAGGTAAAGAACTTCTTACTTCTCTTCAAAAAGAACTCTGCGTTTCTGCGACTCGTTGGTATCTAAAAAGTAAACAAGAAGGGTTCGTTGAAAACGAGGTTAAATATGATGGTGTGGTAGGAGGCAAACTCTGATGTACGAACCCCAAGTCAACGATTATGTTAAATGGACAAAAGGAGTTGAGGGTTGGGTTTATTTCAAAGACAATGAATATATTACAATTGAAATTAATGTGCGTCCTAAAAACGGGGTAAATTATCAGGCCTGTAGTTTGCACCGTAATGAAAGGGTTTTAGTAATATGTTATCACAGCGAGTGGAAAGAATTGAAGTATGTTAGATCTAGAGATTCTATTCATGATTAAAATTTTTTTATTAAATATATCACTATGATCAAAGTAATTGATGATGCAATACCAAAGAGATACCAAACTGAAATAATAGAAAAGTTGTTCCGGCAACAGTTTAAATGGGGATATACTCCGACTATAGTTGACCACAAAACTGGAAAAGGATCTGTTTATGGATTTTGTAACCCATTAGGAAATTATAGTCAAGGCGTTGTTGATTCGGAAAATTTTCATTTTTTACTTCCCGCAATATATTGTATATCTGAAAAATCTGGGGTTGATTTTGAATCAATTTTAGCTGCTAGAACATTCCTGCAAGTTCCAAGTAATTACGAACAAAATTATGGACATTTTCATGTAGATTTTACTTTTCCACATTTAGTATTTTTGTATTACGTAAATGACTCTGATGGGGATACCATAATTTCTAAAAAAAAGTATGATTATGTAACTTCAATTTTTGAAAAAATTGATGAATCTTTAATTCTTGAGAAAGTAACTCCTAAACAAGGTCGAGCAGTTATTTTTGATGGTATGTACTATCATGCTGGAGGAATTCCAAAAAATAGTCCTAGGTGCGTAATTAATTTTGACTTATCTATGAACAAGACTAATCAATTCGTAAATTATCTACAGAACTAAAAAATAACATGTGGAGACTTTGGGCAAAAGCTTTAGGAGAAAAGGCTCATAGAAGAGACAAAATAGCAGATAAAATTGCAGTCATTCGTACTTTTATATTTGTTTCGTATTTAATTACTAATTGTTTTATCGTTGCCGGAGTCATACGACATTGGAATGATAGTCCTCCAGTCATCTATATTGAAGTTAAAGATGGACAACAACTTCCAACAATCTGAATAATTTTACTTATAATAACTATCATTTTGACCATTCTGCATAAATTCGGTGATTACTATCCCATTTTAAATCTACACATTTAAATCCAAAATGATTTGAAAATTTTTCATGAATTTCAAAAGTCCATGGGAAGAAATCTATTTGTTGACACTCTAAATTTCCATGATCTTTTCTTCCAGGATTACATCTCCAATAAATTCTGGATTCTTTATTAAGTAACTTTACTACTGAATTTATTTCTGATATAATTTTATCACCTGGGCCAAAATTTATACTACCTAAACAAAAGGCAACATCAAATTTTTGATATGTCTTAAACTTATCTATTGTTACTTTATAATCTGCTTGATCAAATGCTGGGTCTATACCAATTAAATTTTTTATTTTTTCTTTAAATGGATTAGTTCCACATCCAACATCTAAAACCCATTCATCATCTGCAACATTATTAATCAAGTTCCATCCAGAGTATAGATATTGATCTAAATTACTTTTCCACTTTGTCCCAAAGTATTCATTCAGTTGTTCCTGGTTCATGAAGTTACCTAAAAGAATATTTTTTACTGGAGTTCCTGGATCTCGTTGGAGTGGTATCGCCCAGACATTAGAAAAGATGTCTGGTATGAATACTTCTGACCGCACTCCTGAACGTGAATACGATCATCATAGTTATACTGGACACAAAGGTGCATACTTTGGTCCTGGAATGGAATTTGAACCAATTCTTGATGGAGATTATATTGATCAAGCATGGTTGGAACTAGATGGATGTAAACTAGTTAAGAGTCATGAGTGGTCTTATTATCTAGGTGAAATACGAAAAAAGTTTCCTGATGATTGGATCATGATGATTTATCGCCCAGATATGACTAGTTATGCTTGGTGGCATGAGGCTGGGGGATTCCAAATTCAATATCCAAATTATACCGCATATAAGAATAGTGGTATAATGTTAAGTGAGATTATGAAACAAAACTCTTGTATCTTAGAGTTTGGTAGATTGAATAAATGTAAGTGGGAATATTTTACATCGGAATGGATTTACGAAAATTTTGGCGAAAATATTGTAGTTGATAAAACATTTTCTGATATTTTGGTAACATTATTATGACTAATAATAATATCTTAATTGGTCATTTGGGTTGGGATGGGTGTCATTTTTTAGCGTCCTGTCTCGCTATGAGTGACGAAGTTTATTTTAATCACTTTACTCTTCGCGGTAAAATAGAGTATTACTTTAAAAATATGTCAAACATCACCAAAGTGGATGGTAATCCTGTTTGGTCTGATGTTTTTATGTTTTATGGAAGTTCTTATCAATCAAATGGTTATGTTCATTATCGCCAAGCATTAATTAACGACTTCAATAATAGTTTTGAAAGATTTTCACCCGAAGAAAAATTGGGAGAAAAAGTTCATATATCTAGATTGCATGTACCAATTTATTATCCGTTGTCGGATATGATGGAAAGAAATTTATCACATCCTATTGTCGATATGTTTAGGTCAAAGTATTTTATTTGTTTGGTAAATACAAGACTTTTTGCTTCACTGAGAAGTATAAAAATTAAAGAAGATACTAGAATATCGAATAGTTGGGACGATGGATTTGCTATAATTCCTGACATAAAGTGGTACGATGGACCACTAACAAATATGGATGAGATCACAAATTCAACTACAGTCAGTGGATTTAACGAATTGACAACAGAAGTACGAGGGAATCTTGAATCTTATCATAAGAGTGGTCTAGACGACCTTTTTCAACTTACTGAATTATATAAAATTGATAATGATTTATTAAAAACATTGATCACTCATCAGTGGGATTGTAATTGGTTTTTAAATGAAGATGCAACCATTGAAAATCTTAAAGTATTATATTGCGAAATGAATTTAGGACAACTGAATGAAAAATTAATACGTAAAATGTATCAGTTGTGGATTAATAAAATGGATTATATTAAAAAGTGGTACATGGGATATGAATCCGATGATATATCATTTCAAACTATAATCCCTTCTGCAGATTTTTTTCCTAGTGATAGGTGGATTAATCATATATAAATGTAACGAACCTATTACTATGAATAATAATATTCTTATTGGAGCTGAAGGTATAGATGGAGCCAATTTTTTGGCTTCTTGTCTTACTATGAGTGATGAAGTATATTTTAATAATTGTGCCCTTGAAGAAAAAGTAAAATTTTTTTTTAGGGGAATGTCTAATATTAGAGAAATAAATGGACTTCCTATTTGGTCTGACGTTTCCATGTTATTTCATAGTTTTTCTAGAGGTAAAAATAATTTAATATTTTCTACTTATCAATCTAAAAAAATTTACCACTCTGTCAATTCACCTAAAACTTTGATAAGTAAAGTTTCAATGCCTCAATTTTTACCATTACGCACGTTAATGTTAAAAGACCCAGAGGATAGATTGATACAGTTGTTTGGGTCAAAATATTTTATCGCCCTAGTAAATCCAGATCTTTTTATCTCTTTAAGGACAGTATTAGATAATAAAGATGTTTCAATTCCTAATCTAGATTTGTTTACCATTGAAAAATTTAATTGTTTGACAAAAAAAGAACAGGAAAAAATTAAATCTAGTTATCAATCAGATATTGAAAGATTGTTTCAGTTCAAACCCAGTGGACCTACGATACATTCATGGAATATGCATAATATGAAATGTGATATCGATTATAGAACACAACATGATGATGTGAATATGGATGTAATAGAGGATATTTTTAATAAAAGTAGTGATTTTATGAAACCACTAATAACCCATCAGTGGGATTGTAATTGGTTTTTAAATGAAGATGAAACCATAGAAAATATCAAACTTTTATATTCTGAAATGAATTTGGGAAAATTTAATGAAAATCTAATTCGCAAAATGTATATGGTTTGGATTGAGAAAATTGACTATATTAAAAAATCTCACATACGGGAGTTTGACTGCGCTATAAATAATGATACATTTGTAAGTGAATGCTAAAATGTTAACAGGAAAAGAATTCGTAACAAAAATTAGAGAAGGTAATGCGGAACTTTTCGATCAGTCTCGCATTAATGTTCGTCGTTTCTTTGCTTCCAACCCAAGTAAAGAACATATGGTAGAACACTTCCGTGGTCGTATGGTAAATGAAGCCATGAACATGAAGGCTATTGCTGCTGAAGTCGCTTCTGCTCCTGCTTCTATGGATGTAACTGAACTTGAACTACTCACAAAACAAGCACAAGATGAGGCAAAACACTTCCGTATGGTTAAGGAAGTTATTGAACACATCTCTGGCGAGAAGGTAGATGTTGATGCTGCATTTGCTGCAGAAGCCTCTGCGCCTCAGGCTAAGGGTGCAACCCTCTTAGACAAGTATGGTGCATCATCTGATCCTGCTGCCCTTGCTGCATATCAACTCGTTGCTGAGGGTCGTGCAGAGGCGGTTTGGAACGAAATGGCTGAGTGTGTAGAAGATGAGTTCATTTCTTCACGTTATGCTGCTATCGCTAAGGACGAAGGTTTTCACTCTAACATTGGTGGTTGGAAACTTGAGAAACTAGTAGAAGGTGCTGCAGATGTTCAAGAGCGTATTCTTGCAATGGTAGAACAAATGCGTTATGATCTTCTTGAGATCAGTAACAAAAATACTGCAATCGCTGTTTGACATAAACTTTTTTATATTATGAGTACAATTGAAACAAGACGACGTAAAGATAAAACTCGTATAATTAAATGGGTTAGTGCCAGTTTGATACTCATTGCGATGGTATTTCATGTACTGGGACTAACCCCTTGGAATAGTATTCTGCAATTAATTGCTGCCTCTGGTTGGACTTATGTGGGACTTAAGTGGAAAGAACCTTCAATTGTAATGAATTTTCTCCCACAATTTCTTATCATTATTCCTGGATTAATCTATTTGTTATTTTTTAAATGAAAAAAATGGTAATTCTTACTGGACCACAAGGGTCTGGTAATCATCTTTGGTCTAAAATATTTTCATTACATCCTAAAGTATTTGGGTGGAAGACTCTCCTTGATAACTACTGGGAAGCTCATAGGTTTGCAGAACCATTTTGTGAACAGTGGAAAGATCCATCTAAGTTAAAAGACTTTGATTGGTCTACTCACGAATATTTCTTCACAAGTATCAGTATTCCACTTGGTATTCAGGAAAAAAAGTGGGAACCAAATATTATGGTATTCGCCAATGAAGTAGAGAAACTTGGTATTAAGACGCAAGTATTGGTGATTGGTAGAGATCAAAATATTCTTAGACATCAACAAAATCGTTTGAGGGGTGAAAGTACGTTTCCTTTGTTCATGAAACAACTTCCAGAGTTTCCTAATCCCATCTTCTTAAGTTATGAGCTGTTGTATCTTTATAAACAAGATTATCTAAAGAGTTTGGATATTGGTATTCCCATTGCTTGGGATGATTCTAGAGTTGATGGGATCTTATCTAATGATTCAAACGATAAGTATGTTCATCATGTTGAGGAATATTTTTTGGATAACTGTAACAAAACTGGAGTACCTCTGAAGTCATTATGAAAAAACTAGTCATCACTACTGGTCCACAAGGATCTGGAAATCATTTCTTTAGTAGAGTTTTTAGTACTCACCCTAAAGTTGGTGGGTGGAAAAGTCTTCTAGAAAAGTATTGGGTTCCTAGTGATGAAGAATACTTTGCTAAGTATTGGGTGAATCCAGAAGAGTTGTCAGAGAAAGATTTTGAAGGATATGACTACTGGTTGGCAAATGTAAGTTGCCCATTCTATTATGATGGAGTAAGGTATATTCCAAAGATCAAAGAATTTGCAGAAAAGGCTCAGTCTTTAGGAATTGATGTTCAGATTTGTATCATTGTTAGGGATCAAAATATCAATTCCGAACAACAAAAGAGAGTTCGTGGTGAAGTAACTTTACCAATCGCAATGCATTATTATCAAAATAATATTATTGGAAATGAATTTAAAGTTCACTTTCTGGACAATGAAGCATTTTTCTTACATAGACAATATTATTTGAAGTGGGTGAGTGAACTCCTAGATTTTCCAATTGATTATAATAATCCCGACATCTTTAAATTTATTACTGAAGATCCCAATAAAAAATACATTAAATTTGTTGATCAATATTGGTTAGATGATCAGGTTTGGCATGGAATTAAATCCAAAAAAGAGAGAGATCAATGAACACTGAAAATAAAACTTTCTGTATGGCTCCATGGGTTCATATGAACATTGGTCCCAATGGCGATGTTTATCCATGTTGTTTGATGCCTTTGTGTGATGTAGAGAAAGGTGTTTCTAATAATGGTATTGATGAATCAACTTTAGAAATTATTGCTTCTGAGTGCAATGGTGCTCCGAGGGATTTTAGAATGGGTTCTTTAATGAATGAATCTCTTAAAGAGATTTGGAACAATGAACCCATGAGAGAACTTCGTAGAAATATGATGGAAGGAAAAAAGTCTAGTTACTGTACTACATGTTATAAGGAAGAAGAAATAGGTCATGGTTCTCCTAGACAAACTTTTAATAGTCTTTACGCGAACAATTACAAATATGTCGAAGAGACTAGGGAAGACGGAACTTTTGAAAGATTTAATCTTGTCTATTGGGATTTTAGATTAACTAACATTTGCAATTTTAAGTGTAGAATGTGTGGTCCGGGATATAGTAGTTCTTGGGAACAAGAAATGCGAAAACAATTTAACATTGAAGGAGAATATCCAAAAATTGATATAGACATGGTTCGCCAAGACATTGAACCATTATATGATATTGTGGAAGAAATATATTTTGCTGGCGGAGAACCTTTAATTGCAGATCATCACTATGAAATTTTAAATAAGTTAATTGAAAGGGGTAGAAATAGAGATGTTAGAATATCATATAATACAAATTTTAGTACTTTGAAATACAAAGATCAAAATGTTTTAGACTTATGGCAAAAGTTTCCAAACTTTCATCTGTCGATAAGTTTTGATGGTGCAGGTAAAAGAGGAGAACTAATTAGAAAAGGATTTGATTGGCAAAAGTTTTTGGATAACTTTAAAATGTTTAGGAATAAGTTTCCCCACAAGAGTGTTTCAATCAATTTTGTTATTCAAGCTTTAAATTGTTTTCATGCCATGGAAGCACATAAAGAACTTTATTTGAGAGGTATAATTCATAATTGGGATGCTTTTAACTTGTGTTTATTGCATACCCCAGAATATCTTTCGGTATCTATTCTTGATTCTGAATTGAGAAAGTCTTTGGGTGAACAAATTAAATATCATATTCAAAATTACCTTGTTCCAGCAAAGGCAGAAAAATCAATTAAACAGTATATGTCAATTCTTAAACTTTTGACTACTGATAAAAATGAACATCTTATTCCTACGTTTAAATCTTATATTTCTACACTAGACTTAATCAGAAATGAAAATTCTTTAGAAGTTTTTCCAGAATTGAAAAGGATTATATGTGATGGTTGATAAACGTAAAATAAACTTAAAAGGAGAAGTTTTTTGTGTTGCACCCTGGATGGCTCTAGACATCCGACAAGATGGTGAAGTTAAACCTTGTTGTGTCTCCGAATACACTTATGGAGATATTAAAAAGAAATCTTTGTGGGAAATTTGGAATGATGAACCAATAAAAAAGTTTCGTAAAAACATGATCAATGGCATACCACACAAGAGTTGTCAGGTATGTTATAACAATCAGATGGCTGGAAAAAGTTCTTTGAGACAAGATTTTAATAACGATTTATTTCCACACTATAAAAAATTTGTGTATGAAACTAATGATGATTATACAGTCAATGATCCTGGATTTGTTTGGTGGGACTTAAAGTTAAGTAGTAAGTGTAATTTCAAATGTAGGATGTGTCATTGGACATCAAGTTCTAGTTTTGAATTAGAACAGTTTGGAAAAATTTCTGGTCAGTGGGATGCGGCCGAAAAAACTTATGAAGAAGTAGAACCATATCTTGGAATGGTCAACCATTTATATTTTTCTGGAGGAGAATCGTTAATCATAGACGAACACTGGAAAATACTTGATAAGATTATTGAACTCGGTAGAAACAATAAAGTTACTATAGCGTATAATAGTAACTTCAGCAATCTTGTTTATAAGGGTAGACATATTTTTGATCTATGGGATCAGTTTAGTAAAGATGTTCAAATTCATATCAGTGTTGATGGTGTAGGTACTAGAGGAGAGTTAATCCGAAAAGGATTTAAATGGGACAGATTCGTGTCCCATGCGGAACAGTTTAGAAATAGATTTAAACACAAAGAAAGAACTCATGAACTACACTTTGATTGTACAGTTCAAGCATTAAATATTTTTGATGTTGTCACTTTACACCAATATCTCTATAACAGCGGATTGATGAAAGACATTGATTTTTTCTTTTTGAATTTTATGCAAACCCCAAGAGAACAATCTGTATGGATTTTAGATAAAAAGACAAAAGAATCCGCAAAAGAAAATATAAGAAATCATATCAACAATTTTCTCATTCCTAATAAGTCTAAAAGATCTGTTACTTTTTATGAAAGTTTGATAACTTATATTGATTTGTATCAAGAACAAAAATTGATCCCACAATTTTTAAATTCAATGAGAAGATTTGATAAAATAAGAAGTGAAAATGTTATTGAAACCTTTCCAGAACTTCAAAGAATTTGGGATGTTATAAAAACTAGACCCAAAACTTGATGAAAAATTAAACAAATGGTATACTAAAACAGGATAGATAAATTTAATTATGTCAAAAAGAACTTATACAATCGAAAAAAAAGATCCAACACACACTCAAGTATGGGAATGGAATGAAACTCCAGAACTGGTTAAACTCCTTAAAGAACTACACACAAACAAGTCCACATCCAGCATTGGATCCAACAACTCCGTGGTATGATTGGTTATGTTACTGCGAAATATGTGAGAGTTTAGGTCCTATTCCGGGACAACCTTCACTTAGCAGATTCATGGCATATCGAAGGTATCTTAAAGAGGTCGGTGTCCTATAAGTCATGAATAAAAAAGTACTTGTTACTGGTGGAGCTGGATTTATTGCACACCATCTTATTGGGCATCTTCTTACTTATACGGATTGGGATATTATTTCTCTCGATCGTCTTGACTACAGTGGTAATTTAAATCGTCTTCATGATCTAATCATTTCTTTTGATCCTGAAGTTCGCAAACGTGTAAAAGTCGTTTACCATGATCTTAAATCAGAACTAAATTCTTTAGTTCGTAGTCAAATTGGTTCTGTTGATTATATTCTCCACCTTGCTGCTGGATCTCATGTGGATAGAAGCATTGAGTATCCAATGGAATTTGTGATGGATAATGTTGTAGGAACCTGCAACATTCTTGAATTTGCAAGAACTCAGAAGAAACTCAAGAGATTTATTTATTTCAGTACTGATGAAGTATTTGGCCCTGCTCCTGATGGAATCAAATACAAAGAGAATGATAGATACAACTCTACCAATCCTTACAGTGCATCAAAAGCAGGTGGTGAAGAACTTGCTGTAGCATATGAGAATACTTATGGGTTGCCTATTTACATCACTCACACAATGAATGTGTTTGGTGAACGTCAACATCCAGAGAAGTATATTCCTATGTGCATTAAGAAGATTAGGGATGGTGAAACTGTCACAATTCACAGCAATAAGACCTGCACAATTCCTGGATCTAGACATTACATGCACGCTGAAGATGTCGCATCTTCTGTTCTTTTTTTATTAAATTATAAAGATAAGTTTGAACCTACTTGGGGTGGTGCTAAATGTCCTAAGTTTAATATTGTTGGATCCGAAGAACTCAATAACTTAGAGTTGGCGCAGATAATTGCCGAAGCTCAAGGAAAAGAACTAAAATATGAATTTGTTGATTTTCATTCTCTACGACCTGGACATGACTTGCGTTATGCCCTAGATAGTGATAAAATGAAACGACTAGGATGGAAACCTAAAAAATCTGTGAGGGAACGAATTGCAGAGGTTGTTAGGTGGACTCTTGAAAATGATCATTGGATTAATTAGGACTTACTATGATTGCAACAAATTGGTTTCAGAAAAAATGGGGATTTGAAGATCCGGTTTTGATTGATGAACTTTATTCTAGACTTGTAGATCTTGAACAAAGAGTTAAAATTCTTGAAGATGAAAATGTAGAGTTGACAAATGAACTTTATCGCATGGAGAATTCTTTGGATTCTCGTATAGATATTATCGCAGAACGTTTTTGGATTGATCAAGATTTATCGACTTGATAATCCTCGCACATTAAAAATTGAATTATAAATATTCTAAAGTAGGTAATGTCTCGGAATAAAACATGGCTACATTGACACCCACTGGAATTAGGTTTGCGGTTGGAGACGAATTAAATTCAAAAAGAGCAATTTTTCCAACCAGCACAGCTTGGGTTTTCTATCAAGCCGCAGCTCCTAGTGGATGGACAAAATCTACAAGTCATGATAATAAAGCTCTCAGGGTAGTATCAGGCAGTGGTGGTGGATCTGCAGGAACAAATTCCTTTACATCCACCATGAGTGGTTTTAACTATGCTGGTACATTATCGTCTTCAGATTCTACTGGAGGAACTGCACTTAGTACTCCGCAAATAACAAGCCATAGTCATTCTAGTAATGGTGTCGCTCTATCAGAAAATCCTCAACTCTTTAACCCAGATGGAGCTTTTATAGGATGGGGAGGTGGTGATGTTACCAGAAGTGGAGGATTTTCTAGAAACTTTCCAACATCCGGTTCAATTGGTAGCAATTCGCCTCACTCCCACCCTTTCAGCGCAACTGGATCAATCAGTGTACCAGTATCTATAGCTGTTCAATATATAGATGTTATTATCTGTACTTTTGATGGATAAATACTTTAAATAATACCAGTTTACATCATATAAAATGGCTAAGTTAACAACATCTGGAGTAGTATTCAGTGATTCTACAGTTTTAAATTCAAAATATGGGATTGTCCCACAAAACTCAGTATCGGTATTTTTTCAATCATCTGCTCCTACTGGTTGGACAAAATCTACATCACATGATGATAAAACACTCAGAGTAGTTAGTGGATCAGGCGGCGGATCTGGTGGAAGTTCTTCATTTACATCAGTGTTTCCTAATTCTCTTAGACCAATATCAGTTGCATCTGTACCAATGTCTGGTACTGTGGGAAATCATACATTATCTACTCCTCAATTGCCAAGTCACTCACATCCTAACGGAGGTTTTGTAGGATTAAGTCCAGGCGGAGGTGATGTAGGATCCGCTGCAGGTTGGACTAGAACTTCTCCATCAACAGGAGCTGAAGGGGGTGGTGGGGCGCATAGCCATCCTTGGTCTGGTTCTGCTTCATTTTCATCTAGTATTGACCTAAGAGTTCAATACATAGATGTTATCGTTTGTACTTTCGTTTAAATTGTGATATAATAAAAAATATTTTTGATATCTATATGAAAAAAAATGAATCTGGCAATTTTTGCCCTCTTATTAAAAAAGATTGTATAGAACACAAATGTTCTTGGTATACACATGTGAGAGGAATGAATCCAAACACAGGACAAGATGTAGATCATTGGTCATGTGCTGTGACTTGGATGCCTATGTTGACCATTGAAAATTCTCAACAACAAAGACAAACTGGAGCAGCTGTAGAATCATTTAGAAATGAAGTAGTAAAATCTAATGATGAAAATAGACAACTATATATTGATGCACTTCAACAAAATGGCGTTTTGCCAGTAAATGTAACTTCTTTGACGAATACACATGCGTTACCAGGAGAATAATATATGAGACTAACTATTATACCTTCAGATAATACTGTTTACATAAATGGTAAATCTTATGGTGACATAGATTTATCTTGGATTCCGGATTATGATGAAAAAAAAATTCATGCAGTGCAATGGTTGGACGAAGATGACGACGGCCAGGGCGAGGGTGAAGTAGAATTTTTTGGACCTCATCAAAACTTAAAAATTACTACACTGGGCATAGAAGAATTTTGTACCTTTGAAAAGGCCATCCGTCAGTGGAATGAAAAAAAAGAAGAAGAGGATGCCTTAATACAACAAAGATTGGAAGAAGAAGAGAGACTTAGAAAAGAAGAAGAGGGACGTTTGCAAGCACAATTTCTTGAGACTCATATTCCTGCTTCAGATGACGAAGATGAAGATGAAGATTTGTTTTACGACATTGAAGAACTTCTAAAAGAAATTTAAAATTACATTAATCGTTGTGGAAAATGAAAAAATCATTGATTGAAAACAATTATATTGTGTTGTCAAATTTTATTCCAAGTGAAAGGTCTTCTAATCTTTCGTTTGAATTTTTAAAGCACTGTAAAGAAAATAATTTAGAAGGAGATTCTCAAGCTCCAAATTCTTTTTCTGCATATAACTATATGCCATTTTTGGAGTTACTTTGCGAAAAAACTCCAGAGGTTTCTTCTGCAATAGGAGAGACAGTTTTGCCGACTTATGCTTACTCAAGAGTATATAAAAACGGAAGTGAGTTATTACGACATGTAGATAGAGACGCTTGCGAAATATCTCTAACTTTGCATCTCCATGGAGATTCTAATTGGCCCATTTGGATTGAAACTCCATCTGGAGAACAATGTCGTGTCGATTTAAATCCTGGAGATGCAATGATATATCTGGGGAAAACTGCCCCACACTGGAGAGAACGATATGAAGGTGAGTACTATACACAAGTATTTTTACATTATGTAAGAAGTCGTGGAGATTGTTCTTATGCATATTTTGATAAAATCAATGAAACAAATAAATCAATAACTGAAGAAACATCAATTGTAGAAAAAGTTGTTGAAGAATCAATAGATAATACTTTAAAAAATGAAGTTAAATCAATATCTCCTAAGAGTAAAACTCCACTAGAAGAATATATTTTTACACTAGATGGTATAGTTTCTGAAGAATTGTGTGATAGAATATTAAAAGAGTATAGTGAGTGTAGTTTTTGGACTCCCACTAGTGTGGGTAATGGAAATGTAGATAATAAGATTAGAAACTGTGATAATATTAATATTTCCGAAGAAATAGTAATTCAAAAAAACTTTGATCTCAGAAAAAAAATAGATGAAGATTTTTATGCTTGTGCTTCAAATGCAATAAATGAATATAGAAAGTTATTCCCAGAAGTTGCTTCGGAAATTGATACTGGATATAGTTTATTGAGATACAAGGAAGGTCAATTTTACACTCAACATACAGATTCGTTTAAAAATCAACAAAGGTCCGTAAGTTGTTCTTTTCTTTTAAATGATGACTATGATGGCGGAGAGTTTGCATTTTTTGATAGGGAAGTTGTGATAAAAGGAACAAAAGGATCTATTATAATGTTCCCTTCTAATTTTATGTTCCCTCATGAAATATTACCAGTAGTTTCTGGAACAAGATATTCAATAATCACCTGGTATGTCTGATAAACTCAAAGGAATTCCCAGTATTTACTATCTAAATTTAGATTCCGAATTAGATAGAAGGAAATACATGGAAAGACAATTTGAAAAGTGGAATATTAATAATGTAACTAGATTTTCTGGATCTAATTATCTAGTAGAAAATTATGAAGATTGGAAAAATGTTTTGCATTTTCCTCAAATGATTGTGGAAAAACGTCACAGGTTGGCAACTTCAATTACTCTTTCTACTCTTGAAATGATTCGACATTGGCTAGAAACGACCGATGAAAAACATTTGATTTTATTTGAGGATGATTATGATTTGAATCTAATTCAATATTGGCATTTTGATTGGGAGTATTTAATGAGTCATATTCCATATGACTGGGATTGTATTCAATTGGGATTTGAGTCATCTCGTTATATTAAATTTTATCTTCACCCTAAAGATAAAACGAGTGCTTATGGTCCAATTTTAATTAATCGTCATTTTGCCGAAAAATTAATCAACTTACATTATATTAAAGATAAGTACATGTTGATCCGCAAACATGGCCCTCATCCATCTAATAAGGGATATCGGGTTGTTTCGTTAGATAGTTTTATTTGTTTTTTGGGAATCACGTATCAGTTACCTTTAATCACTCAAAATCCATATTTGGATAAAGTACCAAAAAAACATCATTTTATTTGTCGAGACATATACTATGATTGGTGGAAAAATAAGAGAGATAATTTTTCATTGGATGATTTTTTTTCTTATGGGAAAGAAAATGATATTGAAATGGTAGAATTTTTAAATTAGCGATGTCAATTCATCCAAAATTAGATGGTCTACCTCCAATATATTATTTCAATTTGGAACATAGAAAAGATCGTAGAGAATATCTGGAAAAACAATTTTTAGACTATGGAATAACAAATTACTGTAGGGTTAATTCCTCTAGATATTCTGTGGACAATTATGAAGAATGGAAATCTAGAGTAATTGTCGATAAACTCAGAACAAAAGTGTGGTTTCTTGCTACTTTAGTTGATAGAGTTCATGGTATAATTGACTGGTATAATTCTAATATTTCCGAAACTTGTTTAATCGTTGAGGATGATATTTGTCTAGAACCAGTTGAATATTGGGGGTTCGATTGGGAAATATTCATTAATAGTTTACCTTGCAATTGGGAGTGTATTCAACTCCATATTATTGGGGAAAAATTTATTAAAATGAGTCTGTCTAAATGGACTAGAAATAATCATTCTACTGGATGTATTCTGATTAATAGATCGTATGCGGAAAAATTGATAAAACTGCATTTTATAGATGATCAGTTTAAATTTTATTCTAACTATGGATACAATAAAAATTGGCCAGAATATCATTATCAATCTGTAGACTTTGTTTTATACCAAATCGGAATAACATATTCAATTCCAATTTTTACTACTAATTATAATTTTATAAGTGATGGATATAGAAATGGAAAAATAAATCATATGTCTAAAAATTGTGATATTGCTGTTTTAGATTGGTGGAAAAACAAATTCAAAGATTATACTTTAGATGATATTTTTTATTTAAATTCCCCTAAAAGAAAAGAGTTAATTATGGAAGTAAATCATGAATTTAAGGGATAAGTTAAAAGGTCTTCCACCAATTATTCTAGCAACTATTGATGAAAGACCAGATAAACGACAGTATGCTGAGACTCAATATGATTATTGGGGAATCAAGAACTATACAGTAGTATCTGGATCAAAGTATCAACTTTCAACATACGAAGATTACTGGAAAGACCTGGTTGTTTTGAATCCATTTCCCGAAGGGTATAAAAGAAAAAATTGGCATATTGCAGAGATTTCTATAACTGTTGCTCATCTTGTTAATATTAAAAATTGGTTAGAAACTACCAATGATCCTTATGTTATCATCATGGAAGATGATTACGATCTTAGTTTTATAGAATACTGGCACTTTGATTGGGAATATCTAATGAATAGTATCCCATATGATTGGGACTGTATTCAAATGAGTTTTGAGAACGAAAAACTTGTTCCTTGTTTTTTGCACCCAATTTTGTCTGGACATGATACTGGAGCTTCATTGATTAATAGAAGATATGCGGAGAAAATAATAAATCTTCATTATAAAGATGGTAAGTTTGATCTTTCTCAAAAAATTTGTAATTACAAATGGTCAGTAGTAAATTCTACTTGGAATGGTGGATTGGGTATGCCAAATTTTACTACTGATTATTTTCTAGGACATAATGGAAAAACTTATTGTATGCCTTTGTTTTCTGTAAATCAAGATTTAGGTAGTTGGGCTCAAAATATTAATAGAAAAAAAGAAAGAACCGATTTGGCATTTTCTTATAAAGCTTGTCAAAAATGGTGGACAGAACTCAGAGATGAATATACTCTAGAAGAATTCTTTACTTATGGTAAACCAAATGATAGAATAATTACACCGAGAGAACTGGAAGATGTTTGAATATGTTACTGAGTTTGAATCTCAAATTGCAGAGTTTTTTGGAGCTCCATATGCAGTAGCTACTGATTCGTGTACTCATGCCCTAGAACTTTGCTTGAGACATACTCAAGAAGATTACATTACAATCCCTAAAAGGACTTATGTTTCAGTTCCAATGACCTGTATGAAACTTAGATTAGATTGGAGCTGGAGAGAAGATGAATGGTCCGATTACTATTACCTAGGACCCACAAATATTATTGATGCTGCTGTTCTTTGGGGTGAAAATACATATATTCCTGACACATTCATGTGTTTAAGTTTTCAGTTTAAAAAACACTTAAACCTCGGAAGAGGTGGTGCAATCTTATTGCAAAACGAGGAAGATTATAATATACTCAAAAAAATGTCTTATGATGGTCGTGATCTCAGTCGTCCATGGGCTGAACAGGACATAGATACCATGGGGTATCATTACTACATGACTCCTGAAGTGGCCAAAATTGGAATTGAATTACTAAATGAGCGGAAAAAAATTCCCGGTAAAAAATGGAGCCACAGGGATTACCCAGATTTAACGCAAATGTCGCTATTTAAATGATTAACCATATCGAACCTAACTGGGATATTCAAGATTTTTACGATCTTGAATATATTTTGGCCACTCACAAAGATGAGGAGTTGGTATATCAATACTTGATGTCTGGTCACAGTAAGGAAAAACTTTCTATCTATAAGTATCAGTTACCAAATCCTATGCCAAAATGTGTAGAGGATTATATCATTCCACATTTTACATTTTTGGGCAAAGTAGCTGCAGCCGTCAATTATTTTAAACCTGGACAATATTTACCTCTTCATACAGATCTTTACGGTAAATATGTTGAAATAAATGATGTTGATTCTAGTAAGGTAATACGATGTATGGTGATGTTGGAAGACAATTCCCCAGGTCAAATCTTACAAATTAAAGATACTGCACATTGCACCTGGAAAGCCGGAGATTGTTTTTATTGGAATTATGATGAAATACATGCATTTTATAATTTTAGTATGAAAGATCGATATGCGATTCAAATTACAGGAGTAATGCAGTGAAAAGTCAAAATGAGTGGGATAAGTTAAAAAAAGTTATAGTAGGAGTTTCTGATTACGCAAGAGTACCTGAAGTAGATTTGAGTGTCCGTACCATCAATTACGCAGATAGAAAAGATGTTTCAGATGTTCCAGTGGGACTATATCCACAACAAGTTATAGATGAGGCAAATGAAGATCTTGAAACTTTCGTTAAGTTTCTGTTGGGGGAAGGTGTAGAAGTTGTAAGGCCTGAAAGAACTCCCACAGAATATTATAATTTTTGTCCAAGAGATGTAATCTTTACTCATAAAGACCTGACTCTTGCAACTCCAATGCCATTGAAGTGCAGAAAAGATGCATGGAAACCTTTACTTAATCCTCTCGGTACTACTATTATTGTTCCATGTAAACATCAAGAAGAACTTTACAATGAAGATTGTGTAGGTGATAAGGATACTCTCGCACTTACAGAAGTTACTCCTGCATTTGATGCAGCAAATATCATTCGTGCAAATGATGATGTTTTGTATCTTGTATCTAATAGTGGAAATATTGCAGGGGCTAACATACTTCAAGAAATGCTTCGGGATCGTGCAAAAGTGCATCCTCTTCAAGGTGTTTATAGTTACATGCACATAGATACCACGATTGCATTTCTTCGTGAAGGTTTGATGTTATTGAATCCGGAAAGAATTAAGTCTGTAGATGTTCTTCCAGAACCATTTAGAAATTGGGATGTAGTCTGGTGTCCAGAACCTGTAGATATTGGACATTATCCAGGTTATAATCATGCCTCCGAATGGGTAAATATGAATCTTTTCAGTGTGTCTCCAAATTTAGTTGCACTGGAAGAACGTCAAGAACCAACAAGAAAAGAACTTGAAAAACACGGCATAGAGTGTGCAATGCTTCCTATGAGACACTCTAGAACATTGAGTGGTTGTTTTCACTGTGTTACATTGGATCTTGAACGGGAATAATGGACTTAGAAAATAAACTCAAAGATCTTCCTATGATCTATTATATAAATTTAGATCATAGACCTGATAGAAGGGAATCAATGGAATCTCAATTTAATTATTGGGGAATCAAAAATTACCATAGAGTTAATGCTTCTAAGTATCATGTTTCAAAATACAATGAATGGAAAGACGTAGTTGTAGAGAAAGAAATTTTAGAATCTTTGTCTGTAATGTCTGTCGCATTGAATAACATAGAAACAATTATTAATTGGTATGATACTCATCCGTCCGAAATGTGTATCATGATGGAAGATGATCTATCATTAGCTAATATAGAGTATTGGAATTTTGATTGGACTTATTTTCAAAACAATTTGCCGGAAAATTGGGAATGTATTCAACTTTATTTTTGTAGATCATATTCCACAGATGGGTTATCTATTCCAATGTTTTTGCATAAACGAACGATCTTATCTGGATCTGGTGCTGCTTACTTGATAAATCGTTCTTATGCAAAAAAAGTTAAAGATTTATTATATCGTGATGGAAAATATAGACTAACTTTTAGAGACAATTCATTTCATAATAAACATAGTAAGTTGGAAATAGCTCATGATGCCAATCTATTTGATATTGGAGTGACCTATTCGGCTCCTCTCTTTAATCTCAATACAAATTTAAGTGGAGATAATTGTATCAACAACAATAAAATGTATCCTATAGATATTATTAGTAGTAAATTAATCCAAGACTGGTGGAAAAATCATCACCATAAATTTCCATTAGAAGATTTTTTTACTCATGGAAAACCAAATGATCATAAAATGACTATAAAAGTGAAAATCGATGATATAAACAAATTTTTGGAAAAATGTTAATATTGAGTGTTCATTTAGGTCATAATTCTTCTCTATGTCTTTTTAAAGATGGTAAGATAGAGAAATATTTCCTGATAGAAAGATTGACAAGAAAAAAATATGATTATGATAAAAAGGTAATATCAAGTTTAGTAGATAATATTTCTAAAAAATGGAAAGTTGATATAATCTGCGTATCCAATTTTAACCCCCCACAAGGCGATAAGTTTATAACAACAATTTTTGAAACTTGTAAAAAATATAATCCAGATGCAAATCTGATATTACAACAAGACCATCATTTAAATCATGCTTCTCTGGCTTTTTATAATAGTAATTTTGACGAGAGTTTAGTAGTTGTAGCGGATGGATCTGGATCTGAAATAAAAGATGGTCTTGTTGAGGTAGAGAGTGTCTTTATATTCAATCAAGAAAAAAATACTTTAATCCATAAGAATGTTATGGAATCATTTTCATCATTTGATCTACCTTGGGGTAAAGTTGGAGTCGGTGGACTATATGATATTGCTTCGGTATTAATTGGAAATACACCAGATGATTGCGGAAAAGCAATGGGATTATCTTCATACGGGACTCCAAATGAATTATTCCAAAATTTATTACACCAGAAACCAAACATAGAACCAATAAAAAACGTAGAACCAGATAATTATCAATTACATGCAGATTTCTGTTATGAAGTACAACAACAAACTCAAAAAATTATCGGAGATCTAATAGAAGACTCAATACGAAAGACAGGAATCCAAAAAGTCTGCATCTCTGGTGGTTATGGCATGAACATCGTTACAAACTATTATTATCTACAAAGATTTCCTGATGTAGAGTTTTACTTTGAACCAATATGCAATGATAATGGAGTAAGTATTGGTGCTGCAATGAATTCTTATATTGAGTTGACTGGCCAAATTCCACAACCTATTCAAACAACATCTTTTCATGGTTTGTATCATGATGTTTCCTCTTATCAAGGAATAACAACTTCAATAAAAGATGTTGCAAATATGTTATATCAAAATAAATCTGTTGCCGTTTATAGTGGTCTTTCTGAAGCTGGTCAAAGAGCATTAGGTAATAGATCAATATTTTTTAATGCATTAAATCCAAATGCAAAAGACATTGTTAATAGAATTAAAAAGAGAGAATGGTATAGACCTTTCGCTTGTGTAGTATTGGAAGAGGATGCAAACATCTACTTTGATATGGGTCAAATAAAATCAAGTCCGAATATGACAATTTGTTTTCCAGTAAGAGAAAAGTATGTTAAAATATTACTTGGAATAACTCATGTGGACAATACATGTAGAATTCAGACTATAAAAGATGGATACTTATATGATCTTTTACAAAATTTTAAAAAATTATCTGGATACGGAATACTTTTGAATACCAGTTTTAATTTGGCTGGAGAACCATTAGTAGAGAGTCCAATGGATGCTTTTAATACTCTAAATAATTCGTCTTTAGATTATCTTTGGTTTGAAGAAACGCAACAATTATTTAATAGATAAATGACTAAAAAACTATTACATGAATCTGGATTAAATATTATCCCAAATCCCGATGGATCTTATATTTTTGAATGGAATCCAAAAGATCAACGTTGGTCTTGGTTAAATGGCTTGACAGATGATCAAATCAGATCTATTATAGAAGAAGCAATACAAAATCCCGAATCAATTGAGGAATTTATTGATGGCATCAGATCTATGGGAAGTAATGAATGATCTTGAGATGGTAACATCTAAGATTTGTTCCGCTCGTGAAATCATTGATTCTACTGCAGAGTCAATTCAAAAGGGTGATTATGATAAAGCAGAAACTCTTGCTATGGCAGCATATGAATTTCTTGGTTACTATCTTGAAGAGTTTGATGTAAAGTTCAAGAAGGCTTGGCAAAAAACTGTAGTTGCAGAAAAAGAACTTCTTGAATCAACCCTTGCAGAAAAAAAATATTATGAAGATGATGGTATGCGTCCTTGGGGTCATAGTGACATAGAGTATCAAATTGCCAACAACAAAAAACCTCTAAGTTGTGATAAAGACGATCCATCTCCAGAATGTCAAGGTGCATGGAACGATTTCTGGGAAGAAAATTATTATCCAGAAGAATATAAAAAGGGTAAAGTTAAAAAATGGGTTCTGCCTGTTGAAGAGGTTAGAGATGAAGACACCGATAAAGATATTTACTGTGTAACATTCCCAGATGATCTGCTAGAAACAGCAAATCTGAAAGAAGGTGATCTTGTTGAGTGGATGGACCAAGGTGATGGGTCTTATCGCCTTGAAAAAGTTCCTAAGGCAATTAGGATGGATGAGTGTTAATGGCAGACCTTTGGTTATGGCAACTATCTTTAGTAGCTCCTTTTGTCGCTGGATTGTGTTTTGATAATTTTGTGAAAAAACAAGGAGAACTCTGCAATGTTAGACAACCGCCAGATTTTGTTCTAAAATACGATAAACAAGACCCTAAAGATGCTTGTTATAAGGATGGTATCTATTATCCTCGTTGTAAAGACTTAGAAAACCCAGAGATTCTTCGTTATCACAATTTATTATACAACGCAAAAAAATGACAAACTACGATAAACTCATTGATGCAATTTCAAATGAAATTTATCTTTTAAATGTTTCTAATGAAACTTGGAATGAAGACAATGCAAAAAAGACCTCTAGAAAAATTCTAGAGATTGTAGAAGAATTCCAACAAAAACGATCAAATCCTATTTTTTAATTATGGCACTATCCGAATCAGTAGAAACTAGTCTAAAAGAAGCAGAAGCTGCATTACGTAATGCGTTGTCTTATGCTGCTCGTCAAGAGAAACCATTTGTCGGCAAACATATTGCCGAAATGATTATGGATATTGATAATCTGATTTCTGCAGACAAACTAATTGACAAGTTAGAACAAAGAATTAATGGCGATGATGATTCTAAAAGAGGTCGTTGGGGTCCTTTTGGATCTTGACTAGATAGTGTTAGCTCATAAAAAAGGTCATGCATGAGTTACCAATAGAACCACATAAGACAATATTGGTTTTAAATTCTAGTTATGAACCAATCAATTTTACAAACTGGAAAAGAGCCCTTGTTCTTCTTTTAAAAGAAAAAGCTCAAGTTCTTTCAAGTAGAGTTATACGACTTTTAGATTATGTAAAACTTCCTTTGTCCAAAATTATGAACATCTCTCCTTCTCGCTCAATGATTTATAAGAGAGATAATCATACTTGTCAGTATTGTGGAGCACGATCTAGACTTACTATAGATCATGTGATTCCTCGTTCTAGAGGTGGAGATGACTCTTGGGAAAATCTTGTGGTTGCATGTAGTTCCTGTAATACCAAGAAAGGTAATATGCTCTTAGAACATACTGGAATGAAATTAATGAAAAAACCAGGAGCTCCTATTAATAAAATGATTTTTGACTTAGAAAGAACTAATGTTGAAGAATGGAGACAGTATCATTATGGATGAACAACAACCTAACGAATTCGGTAAAGCCATGCAAGAATGGTGGGACTCTGATGCTTGTAAAGAACTACAGAAATCACATCAAGAAAGTTTAGA